TTTTCTTAAATCGTATTTGCTGTGATCGCCATCAAAGGCTCGCTGGAAGCGCTCAAGGTGTTGCATGAGTTCCTCCCAATCGGGAGAGAGACAATTAATGCCAACAGCGCACTCACTTGTAGAGGTGCACATCTGTAGCACTCTAAAAACGGGTGTGTAATACTTCCGAATAATAAGAGTGCAGCAAATTTCTCCAACCATGTAAAGTCTGACTTTTTCCTTAGTTACCAATGTGGGCTCGTCTTTCGGACAACCCATAAACAACCAAGGAACACGTATGCCAGTCTTCAATTTGGCAAGTTGGACGTCAACCTGATCCCAAACTTCTTTGAGAAACTGTTTTCTTTCTTCACCCATATCACTGATATAGGTGGTGATCCAATTCTTCTTACCTCCAGAGAAATTGACTCCCATCGAGGAATTCCAGTTAATAGCGTCAATGTGGCGCAAACCACTAATTCCGTTCAAAACTTCATCCCAAGATAAAGGTTTCAAATCTTTGAGAAGATATTTGGGCAAATTGCGAAAGGCAAACAGATAATCCTGGACAGCCCACTCCAAATCATGTTGGGGCAATCCTGGTGAAGTTTGAAAAGCAAAAGCAGCTGATTTAGGCCACATGGATCTTCCGAATTTCGGTTTATCAAATTCCAAACCCGGAGGAGCCAAGAGAGCAATATCCTGCGCAATGATTGTAGGGCGTACCGAACTTTTGTAAAAGGCTTTAGTTTCACGCTCTCCCATAAATACGGCACCTTGATTGGTGACGTAGGTATCGGGATCATGTTGCTTAAGCCACTCTACTTGATCGGTCATGTACCCATTCGGCTCATGATCTGCCACCGCGAAAGTGGGGTGACCATTCACTGGCGGATTCCACTCAGCCGGGTGAGATGCACTCAACAACGTGTGGGGCTTAGCCATGACAATCTTCAGAAAAGACTCTATTTGCCTATGACTAGGCAAGTAAGAGACACCACGGTTTAAGTCAACTTTACGGCCACCGAAGTGGACTCCTAGAATGGTGGGATTTGCACCCAAAGAACAATACACACCACCGCACAATCCAACATAAGTGGTTGTAGGCCACTTCCAGTCGAGTACGATATTGTTGTTCGCATCAGCAGTTACAGTGCCATCCATTTCTGGACGATCGGCAATGAGGCCCAACTCATCCTTGTGGAAGAATTTGGCACGAACTGCTATAGGATTGACATTAAAATATGGAATCAGATTACGCTTGCTGCGATAACTGACGTAGACGAAAGCCATATCCGACTGATTCCCACACAAGACGCAATTCTCAGGGCCGACAACAACAATCTTAGAAGAAGAAGGACTGGTATTGTCCATGATCTTCCAAAAAGTCGTGTCCCTAGGAACGGCATGAGCAGGAATAAGAGCACAATCTGTCTGAAACCAAAAGATATCTGAAAAGAAGATCCAGTCTTCCTTCGGTTTAACAAACAGCATAGACAAATTCTTTTTGCACAATCCGTGCAATTGGGAATCCGTCATGGTCCGATTATCCACGGACATGTACTTTTCGACTACGGTATTCATCCACACATCTTTGGTATTATTCTTCGCGATCAATTCTTCCTCAGATAAACCCATGAAATTTTGGTTTTCAATGGGAGAATAATCATGATTTACACGCAACTCTTTTTCAGAGAGGGTAGCGGTAAAATCAACAGGCGGTGGTAATTCCAAAGACTCAGAAGGGGCAGAATTGCTCACATACAGGGATCGGATCATGATGGCAGCAGTGCCAGCAATGAAACCTAAACCTATAACTTCCAAGAGTGCTTTAATGTAGGGGTTGTACTTGTCGCGATGGGCCTCAGCCACATCAGAGATTGCAGTTCTACGATCAGACAGAGTTTGATAAGCAGATTGCCTCAAAAGAAGCGAATAACCAGATGCCCAAAACCACATAGTAAAACCAGTGGTGATAAGCAACATGTGGTACGATCCGCTAAAACAACATCTTTGAAGCAAGCCAAGGCCAAATAAGAAAAGGCCTCTCGCTCCATACGTATGTGCAAGTTTTATGCGACGACACAGTTTAACGTCCTGCAGTACAGGGGCAAGACGACGGACAAATCCAGTGTCCCAGAGATTGTCGGGTAGCCAATACCACCACTGAAGGAAATCCTCAGTGCTAATGTGATTGACTAAAGTGGAAACAACCGAATCAATGGCTTTTTCCCACCCCAACAAGCGGCCCAACCAGGTCCCAATAAAGGGAAATTCTCCCAATCTCTCGATGGTTGCTTTACGGGCGCTCTTCCAAAAGGAAGCTGCAACCCAGTCAGCAACTAAAGAAGCTGATTGCTGTTCAACTTCTTCCTCATGAGGGGGAAGTCTTTCAGGCATCGGGAGATCATCATGGACAGTACCGTGCCCGGAGGCAGCAATAATTTCCATGGCTGTTGGAATAGATCTGGGTGGTGGTCGGCCTCCTCGGCCTCGTCCGCGTCCTCGCTGATGTCCACGGCCAAAAGCACGCGATCGAACTCGATTCAACATGCGATCCGTAGAGGAGCTAGAAGACGAATCTCCTTGCTCAGAGGACGAAGAGGAAGAATGAATTTGATAGTTAGGATCCGGCGGGGAAACAACTTCAACTTCATCCTTCATTTTGCCGCAGCGGCAAGTAACGCGGTTGCATTCCTTGCACATGGTATACGTCGCCTTGTTAATGCGGGAGAGATGTTTCTCCTGCTGGGCATCGTGCTGTGCCATGATGAGTTCCATGTAGTACAAGAAATCTCTGGCATCCAATTGGTCCAAAACCACTATTTTACCAGTGGAGGGGTCTTCGAACCGCTTGGGCACATAGCCTGCTTTTACAGACGTATTTATCGTGAAGAGATGAACATCATTGAGCTGGTTGTTACCAACCCATACATGTTTAGGATTCTCTTCAAAAACTGCGGTATCAATCCCACCAACCGAATTGCGATACTCTGAACGCACTACAACATCGACCAAGATAATTCTGCGTCGGACTGAGTCCGGATCAACAGAAATAGCCTCAATGTGCATATGTCGGTTATTGGTGGAACCAATTACCATTTTTAAGTCTGGCATGACTTTCCCTTTTGATTCTACTTCAGCTTTGTTAGCAACAAAGGGAATATTGTTGCACGCTTGAAGGGCCGCGGCGATACCCATTGAAGGGTCATACGCCAATGGTCTATTGGCTACATCATCAAAAATCAAAACGAGTGTTGAATTTGTCACTTGAGAGTGATACTTATCATCAGGGGTAATTGAGCCTACAAGAGCAGGTTCATACTTGATTTTCAGCATTGCCATTCTAATTTTAATGAGAGCATTCATGAGACCACTTTTTCCGCAGCCAGGAGCGCCATGAAGAATAATTCCCACAGGTTGGGGAACTAATTCTCCGGCACGGCGACCTAGAGCCAATTCAAATCGCCATTTGTTGAGCAAACACAAACGGTCGGAAAAGATTTTCCGTTGATAAGAACCTCCAGGTGCAGTGGTGCACGCAACAGTGTACGCGCGGACGGCTAAGTCCATCTCTCCCATTAGCTCACCCCAGCAGCCACCATTTTTAACAAAGTCACCGGTGACGACTGAGGGCATCTTATTACGAATATTTTCATACATTGTGTCTAAACGTGCAGACATTGTTTTTTCGTAAAAGAAAGGAAGAAGATTTCCAGCCTCCCAAGAGGCGATGACGCTTTCAACAAAATAGTTGAGGGCCATAGCTATTCCATCAATGATGGAACCTACATCGGCAAAATGATC